CAAGGGCAATTGGAGACGGCCAACAAAGAAATAGAATCTTATAAAACTATGGATATTGAAGGAATTAAGAGGGCCGCTGAAGAGTATAAAGTTAAGTTTGAACAGGCGCAGAAAAAGGCTAAAGAAGAAATTGAAGCTTTAAAATTTGAACATTCATTGGAGAATGCACTTAATAAAGCCGGAGCAAAGAATGTGAAGGCTGCAAAAGCATTACTTGATATTGAGGCGTTAAAAACCAGCAAGAATATTGACAAAGACTTAGAAACTGCTATTAATGCACTTAAAGAATCAGACGAGTACCTATTTGGTGAGTCAGGTCCAACTGGAACTGGTGGAAGCCTAGGAAACTCGTCTAAGGGCAGAGAAGGTAAAGGTACGGAAGGGAACAGTAGCACCTTCCAATCCATATTAGAAAAAGCAAATATAAGAAAATTATAGGAGGTATGTAAAATGGCTTTTGATCCAGATAATGTATTGTTACAAGATGCGGTAACAGGAGAAATTCCGCAAGAACAGGGAGAATTAATTTTAACTGAATTTGTAACAGGTTCAGTTGTTGCACAATTAGCAAAACCAGAAGTAATGAACAAGCCAAAGAAAGTGTTTACTTACTTAGCAGAAGGACCAGGAGCTTACTGGGTAAGTGAAACCGAAAGAATTCAAACTAGTAAAGCTACGTGGTTGCAAGCAGAGATGGAAGCTAAAAAACTAGGGGTAATCATACCAGTATCTAAAGAATTTTTGAGATATACAGTTACTAACTTCTTTAATGAAATGAAATCAGCAATAGCAGAAGCTTTTTACACTAAATTTGACCAAGCTGCACTATTTGGGAATGACAGTCCATACGCTGTAGGAACATCTGTATGGGAGAGAATAACAGCAAGTGGAAACACTATACAGTATGGCACTAGAGAAAATCTATACCTTGACTTAAATGATCTACTAGCATTAGTAGAAGATGGTGACAATGATCCAAATGGTTTTACTACTACTAGAAGATTTAGAAAGGATTTAAGAGGAGCAGTAGATACTAATAATCTACCAATTTTTAATGATGCAAGGCAAGGAGCGACAGCTCAGGCTTTAGGCTTACCTATTGGATTTGCTGATGGCAAGAGCTGGGATTATGATAAAGCACATCTATTAACTGGAGATTGGGATTATGCTAGATACGGAGTATTACAAGGAATAGAATATGCTATTTCTGAAGATGCAACTTTAACTACAATAGTTGATGAAGAAGGAAATCCAATTAATTTATTTGAAAGAGATATGTTTGCATTAAGGGCAACCATGCACATAGCATTTATGACATTGAAAGAGGATGCCTTTGCTGCATTAGTACCTAAGGTTGAAGGATAGGGGGTATCTCCTATCCTTTGTTTTTTGAAAGGAGTGATGAAATGTTAAAACAATTTATCAAAGATGGAGATATTATAAGCGCAACAGAAAAGGCATATAAAGTGGTTTATAAACAATTAGGATATAAACCATACAAAGAAGAAAACGAAGTTGAGGCAGATATAGATTTAAACAGTTTAAAAGCAGATGAATTAAGACAAATAGCAAAAGAAAAGGGTATCGAAGGTTATGACAAGATGAAAAAGGATGAATTAATTGCTGCATTGGCAGGTGAATAATATGACTGATTTAGAAAAATTAGAAAAATTGGAACAAATGATAGATGAAGAAAACTATCCATACTTTGACGATGAATATTTACAAGCAAGAATTGAGCAAATAGACAAAGAAGAAGATATTACCTTAAAAAGCATTGCTAGAGATTTATGCTTAATAAAGGCAGGAATAGAAGAAATGAAGCTTGGAGATATAACCATTCCTTCACCTAGAAATCATTTTCTAATGTTAGCAAGCAAATATAGGTCCAACAGGACAGGGGTTACGGTGAGAGCAGATGAATACTAAATATTATAAAAAATATATTGAAAAGCTTATAAACTCTAATCCTGCTAACATAACGATTAAAAGAAAAAAAGAAACTGATGATGGTTATGGTGGAACTATTATAGAGGAAATAGATGTAACTGAGGTAGTAACTTTCTATGAGAGAAAAGCACGAAGAGAAGTAGTAACTGATTATGGAACTACCTATACAGGAGTCCAAATTACAAAGATACTTGCAAAAGCTGATGCAGATATTCAAGAAGGTGATACATTTAAGCATGGGGGAAAAACATATAAGGTTCTACACATAAATTCATATATGGATATTTGCAAGCAGATAGAATTGGAAGTGATAGAATGAGTATAAGAATAAAGAATAATTTTAATCCACAGAGGGCAGGAAAAATAGTTAGAGCTGCTATAGGTGCATATGGTGATACTGCAGCAAAGAAAATGGAAGGTGAAGCTAAAAGAGATGCGCCATGGACTGATAGAACAGGTAATGCAAGAAACTCTATTCGTGGCGATTTTGGATGGCAAGGGGATAATGCTGTAATAACACTAAGCGGAAATATGGATTATTCAGTATACCTGGAGTTGGCTCATGAGAAAAAATACGCTATTTTAAAACCTACGATAGACAAAAACGCACCTTCAATTATTAAAGGCTATCAAAAGTTGGTGAAGTAAATGTGGAAAGTAATATTTGATAAATTGAGAGAGAAAGGACTTAATCCATATGCACCAGGGCAACATAAGGGATTATGTAATGAAAGGCATTGTGTAGTAAAAGAAAACACACAAGTACCGTATTTTAATTCCAATAAAGTGGGTTATAGGTTAGTAGATATTATTCTCTTTGTACCAATTAACAGTTATGTAGCAGTAGAACCTTATATGAAAGAAATACGGTCAGCAATGAAGGAGCTCACGTTCCTTAGAAAAACAGGTAATGAAACACCTGTGATTACTGATGATGAGAAAAAAGCCTATACAACAAGTATAGAGTATCAAATTATTAAAAAATTGGAGGGATAATAATGGCATTTGAAAATGTAACGGAATTTCCATTGGCTAATATCGCAAGGGTAGAGATTGAGACAGAAGAAGAAATCCCAAAGCAGTACAGGCTTACTGATGTAGCAAGCGAAGCAGATGTAACTGCTTTTGTTTCTGAAGGAGAAGAGCAGGAATTAAGGGTTAAGAATACCATAAAAGCTCAAAATAAAACAGAGGACATTGTAAAAGGTTATGATATTAGACTTGTAGCAGTTACAATGGTGCCAGAAGTTTTAGCTTTAATTGATGGTGGTACTTGGGATGAGGCTAATCAAAAATATTCGGCTCCTGTTGTAGGTTCACCGGTACAAAGAACACCTTTTACTATGCACATATATACTGAAGAGAAAGACGCTGATGGTGAAACTAAGTCTTATGTTAAATTCAGTTATAAGCATTGTAAAGGTACTCCGGTAAATTACTCTTTGCAGAACGGACAGTTCTTTGCACCGGAGCTTACTGCAAAAAGCCGACCAAAACAAGGTGAAAGTCCTGTAGAATTTGAAATATTAGATGAGCTGCCTGCTTAATTGCAGGTAGCTTTATTTTTAGTATAGGAGGTATGGATTATGAGCGATATTTTAAATATTGAACAATTAAGAGAAATGGCAGTAAAAACTATTGATATACCTGACTTTGATAATAAAGGAACGATTAAAATTAAAGTACAAAAGCCAAGATTATTAACTATGGCAGCTCAAGGGAAAATACCGAATCATTTGCTTAATATAGCGAGTACCATGGTGATGGGGGAAAGAACAAATTCTAATAATAAAGAAAGCCAAGAAGCACTTTTAACTAAGACAGCCAAAATGATAGAATTATATTGTATGGCATGTATGGTGAATCCTACCTATAATGAATTTAAAGATATTATGACTGACGCTCAGATGAATGCAGTCTTTAATTGGGCAATAGGAATGGTAGGGCAGTTAGACTCCTTTCGTACAGACAAAGGAGATGGCACAAGTGATAATAATGGCCAAGAGGTACAACAAAAGGCCGAGTGAGATAATGAATATTGACAATGATTATTTAGCTTATTGCTTTGATGAAGTTGCTTTGTATTTGGAAGTACAAGCAACGGATGATAAAGGGCATATAAATTGGAACAGGATCCGCTGGAAAGATGACAAAAAGAAATCCAATAAAGATTTAATGGATTTTATACAAAAACATGGTTAAGTATGGTATAATATCCCTAAATATATAATTGGAGGGATATTTTATGTCTTTGATATGGTTTTCTTTAGGAGGTATAATTTCTTTAATATTTTTAATTAGAAACATTATTAAAAATAAGCCTAAGACAACACCAGTAATATTTTTATGTGTATTTTTAGTTTTGCTTATTATAGAAGGTGCTTCAACTTTTACAGGTTTTACAACATTTAATAAAACGGATGCAAGATATATTAAGCATAGTGAAATTGTAAATAATTTTGATATCTACAATGGTGAATTTGTAAGAATTGAAGGCATAGTTTGGCTTACTGATAAGTATAAAGATGGCGATGACATTAGAATTTTAAATGTAGTGGATGGAGAATATTCTATAAACATGGTGCAAAATACAGTAAATTACAAACCTTACAATGGTGAATACCTGACAGTTTATGGTGAAGTATCAGCAGTATCTAAAGAACCTGTATTTTTTGATGTGAAGGCAGTTAGAATAAAGCCAAAATTTATAGAGCAAATGAGTGAGCCTTCTGAAGAGTTAAAGAATGACGTACTTATACAAGAGTTTATAAAACAGAAATAACAAACTGGAAATGTATTAAGACATCCAAAAGGGTGTCTTTT